CCTGCTCTAAGACTGTTCCATCCATAACTGAGGCGATAACGTGCGGTAGTAGTTGTCCAAGTAATACTGTGTCATAGAAGGATTCATCGCCTATCTGATAGCCACTCTTCTTAGCTTTCTCTTTTCTGGCGTAGCGTTCTGCGTGACGGCGCATTTGCCAAGATATACGCTTCTCATTTATCACTCGCTGAATACTGTTTTCTTCATTAAGTAACTGTGAGTAATAATCAGCTCTACCCATAGCCCAGGTATAAAGTTCCTGTTTCAGATCTTCTCGCTCTACCCATTGACGATAGCGGCGGTGAATTGATGTCGCTACCGCCGGTACTATCTCAAAGAATGAGGGATGAAGGTTAGTCATTGAGCAATTCAGGCCACTTTTTATCAAGCACTAAAATAGCTATTGCTGAGTAATTCATAAGATCAATAAAGGAATCTCGCAGAGACTCATTAGATGGATGAACATTATTACTAAGTAAATTATTTATCCTTGCTACCTTGTCCCATATCCTCACTCGCAGTCCATTAAGAGGACCGCCAGGTGAATGTGCCACATTCAGAGGTCCATAATCCTTATGCTTGCGAAGCAAAAGTCCACCAGCAGAGTCATAAACTCGCCACATAGATTCTATAAAATCTTCATCTATTTTCTTATCGGTTGAGGCTTGCAGGTTATCGTTCCATCTTTGTAATCCATTGAGACTATTATCATCCCCATATCCATCAATAATTTTGCCGCCTCTTCCAAGTCCTTTTTCTTGCTCATTCATTGCACTCCTCCTAGTAGATGAGTCAAAGCCTCTGGTCCTTCCGTTAGGTATAAATCATTGATGTCCATATTAGGTGGCAATGATACTATTTGTCCGTTTATTAGTTCGCCTGCAACACGCCGAGCAAAGTCAGCGCCTGGATTAGAACCATCTTCTTTGACATCGTTATCTCCGACAATATAAACCGTGTCGAAACCGGTGAATAATTTTGTAAAGTGTGGCTTCCAAGCTGTCACACCTGGTACACCTACTGCTGGTATCTTGCACATACCCGATAAAATAATTGCATCTAACTCACCTTCACATACCACTATTGAATGTGTATCTAAAGTTATATCTGAAACGTTATAGAGATGGCTCTTCTGTCCTTGTGGTGATCCATATTTAGGCTTGCCATCATCTAACCTTCTAAACTTATAGCCAACGCAGTGACCAAGGGCTGTTATGTATGGAATAGATAGCCACCCCTCGTGCATCTCGTGACCAGGCGCGGCATCAGTTATAATGCCCAACATAAACTGTTGAGCTATATCTTTAGATATCCCACGTCCTTCTAGGTATTGCACGGCCTCTACGCTTAGACTCTGTGCGTAACGTTGAGCCGATTCCAGCAAGGATTTCGCCTGCACGTTCGACTGCATCTTTGAAACCTACCCCTTCCTTCTCCATTATTACATCAACCGCAGTGCCGCCCTTACCGCAAGTGTGGCAGAAATATAAATTACCGTAGGTATCTATCACTGCCGACCTACGTTTATCTTCGTGAATGCAACATCTAACCGATACGTTGCGTCCCTCTCTTACCTCTCCCCCATAAAATCTTACGATATCTATTATGGAGATTGTACTTGTATCAATGGTGTTTTTCTGCCTGCTTTTACGACCCACCCTTGACCAATTCTGTGTTGACAAGAGCAATCTCCTTTACAATATCCGTGAAGTTCTTTGGCTTTATCCCAGTTACCATATGAGTTGAAGTCACCACCAATTTTACAAGCATCGCAAATCATTCCTCGCGTTCTTCTTCCTTCTCTTCTATCTCTGTCGGTTCTTCTGGCAGTGGTGGCTCTACTGATGTATTTAATATTTCACTTGTCGTTATATCACCTTGTGGTATCGGCACTTTTACTCCTATCCATAGTCCATTGTTTTAAGTCTTGAATTACCCAGGCTTTCTCAATTTTTTGTTGTCTTCTTTTGATTATCACGAAAGCTGAAGGTGTTGTAACGATTCCTCTAGCCTTCGCATAGTTCTTTGCCTCAGTCTTGGCCTCGTCCCAAAACTGTGAAAGGTTCATTGCTTTACGATTCTTGCACTCTAAAATATATGTCTCATCTGCGATTACAGTGACAATATCACCCTCGTCAGAGGAACCAGTTCTAGCCAAACGCTCGGCAAAATATCCTAGTTTACGTAGATATTTCATTACATCTGTCTCAAATTTTGAGCCTTTAACCTTGTTGTAACTACTCATTAAAGAACTCCTTATGATTGATGATTGCTATGTAATTAAAAGTGTCGTTGAGTTTCAATATTTCACCAATGGATTGTTCCGTAAAATCATACGACCTATCTCATCTGGGTTCTCAATTCTACAAACGGAATAATCAACGAATAAACATATGTGTTCGTCGCCATTGGCAAACATAGGACCAAAACGATTTTTCACAGGAGATACACGAAGGGTTCCTTCGCTTGGGCTATAGCCTAAAGTGAGAATCAATGATGGAAGTTGTGAGACCTTACCGTGAATTGCCCTTCGAGCAGGTGGCATATTGGGTGGGCCATACTCGGTCTGCTCTGATACGTGATGTAGCACTAACACACAGGCCTCGGTCTTGCGAGACATATCGTGTAGTTCAACCATAATTTGGCGCAGTCCTGCCCATTCATTATCGGATTCGGCAACAACATTCATCAAATTATCTATGATGATCAGCTCTGGAGCCAGCCCATAGAGTTCAATATAAGCCTTGATTTCCATTTCTATATCATCAAGATTAGGGCTGGAATCAAAGACCCACTGTATATGTGACACGCTCTCCAAGTACTTATCATAGTGACCAGGATTATCAGCGATTATCTTCTCAACTGTTTGTTGAGTATGACCTGCTATATGTGCAGACGTTCTTATCATCACCGTTGCGGTATCTGTATCTGCCGAGAAGAAGAGCGTGGGTACTTTCGCCCTAATAGCATAAACCAAGGCGAACATAGACTTCCCAGCGTTGGGTGCAGCAGCGACCATACATACCTGACCGCGCCGAAACTTAATTTGTTTCTTGTTTAATTCGTCCCACACTTCGGGCAATGGTGTTGCCTTGATTGTGGTGCCGCCCCAAGCACGGGATAGTTTAAGCACTTTTCCCCCTTGATAATCTTATCCTTCTCTTAACTCGTATTAATTCTCTTTCTTTGATGGAAAGTCCACCCCAAATACCGAATCGTTCGTTTTTAATACCCCATTCAGCGCATTCGATTCTATGAAAACATTTGAAACATAGTTCTTTTGCAAGGCGTATATCTTTTTTATTGAGTCGCCCTTTTTCGGGGAACCAAAGTTCTCCATCAACCTGCGCACATAGTGGAGCCTCGTATTGACGTGGCTCTCGCATATAACTACACCCAGATTGGCGCAGCTAATTGAATATTTGAAACTCTACCGCCAGTCCACTTAGGACCAGCAGCAGGATCAAACCAACCCTTGTATGGCTTGCCAGTTGCCTTAGCTTTGCCGTGTTTCAAAATCATCTTTCCGCGAGAGCACTCTGGCGCATTTGGAATGTTATATACCCAAATGTTACCATCTTTATCGTTTACGGTTTCTTCTCCGCCTGTGCTCACCGGAGCTACTGCTTGTTGCGAACTTCCAGCACTGTGTATGGGCGCAGTCGCAGCAACGCTTCCGAAAGATTGGCTAACGCTTCCAATGAGGGCGGAAAAATCCTGCGCTGCTGTTAGCAACTCTTCAAATTCCTCCTTGCTACTAGCGTACAGGTTGATAAGAGTTCCATCAGGTGAGTGGAAATTCACTTGGAACTTTGTTGATTCGGGTGCAGCCATTATTTTCCTCCAGTTTTTTTAATGGAAAGCCTTGTGCTTTCCTTTCCTTGCTTGGTTGGTACAAAACCTAATAAATTTTGAACTACCTCTTTGTCAACATTATTGTTTTGAATAGTGGACCATTTCACTTCATATCCAGTAGCGGTAATTCCAGTTATACCCATTAGATTCTCTCTAAGTGAATCTTTCTTTGCCTCTAAAACCTTTATCTCTTCATCAATTTGTGCATAGTGCATTACCGAGAGACCAGTCTGCATATCTTCTATAATGGGTAACTCAGTCTTTGTCTGTTCTTTTTTTAGACCAACGCATCCTATCTCACCGAATGAGTCATAGAACTTGCAGTAAAACTTGCAATAAGATTCATCTCGCTCTGGTGCTGGAGCTTCAGATAAGTTCTTAATGGCAGCTAGCCAATTAAGCGCCTCTAGCGCAATAAGTTCATCGTATGGCTCTGAGTGAACCTTGATATCTCTTTCGTCACCATCTCTTGATATGGCTACCAAATGAACATTCTTAGGTTTCCCCACCCCAGACTTTTCAATGAGGTAGCCATAGGTTTGCACCTGCCAGCGTTGTTGTTGGGTAGGAAAGTAGTTTAAGTTTTTAACCTTGACTGTTTTCCAATCAATCACATCTCCTGTGTCCGGTAGGAATGCGTCAACGTGTGCCTTCATACCATCATATTCTACTGTGGTCTCTAGCATTATTGACTTATTATCAGCAAAAGCTGATTCGATAGCATTATGTATAGCGGTTCCCATAATGGCAGCCAGCTTCAACTCTGATTCGTTTGTCTGTGGTTGATTATTGAGTCGGTACCAAACTTTCCTGCGGCAACCGCCCAATTCTGATGGTCCTATCTGTACCTGTGTAGATCTTGAACGATTATTCTCCTTCTCGTGCAAGGTCTTTACTAAAAGCTCTTTAATGTCTATCAAAGTCAATCACCTCTCCCGTCTCCCACTTCGTAATAGTAATCCTGAAGAATAGCAGACCTATCTGACAAACTCTAGCAATTACCTGGCTAGGCGTGTAGGCATACTCCTCGTAGTAATCAATACCAAAGGACCAGTTATAGGTATATTGGCGAGTCACATAAAAAGTAAATCGCTTGAAATCCTTACCCATTAATATTCCTGTCTTTGAGTAATTAACTGTATAGGTGGGTGAGTATTGATGTCAAGAATTGACGCAATCTCAATGGCGCGTCTAGCGTGTATCTCTGGTTTTACAGTGAGTGCAGAAGTTGAAATACTAGCAAGATAGCCAAGAGCAAACTGCCCACCAGAGCCAAGGCCGTAGATGTTTTGTTCACTCTTGATGAACGAGAGGTCTGTTGCGATGTGAAATACATTCCCGTTGAATGCCACAAGGTAGTCAAATCCCGCGTCCTTTTCTTTGGTAGCTTCAAACGGATCATATCCATTCTCCTTAAACGCCGCGAGTACTGAAGGCAAGATTTTCTTGCCCATCCATTGCACTGGGTCTGTGCCTTTGTAGTTCGGCGGAGACCAGTTATAGGCCAAGATATCACCAGGCCTTGAATCACCGACTATACCCAGCAGGTACTTACCAACGGAGACAATCTTTGGTACAGCGGTCACTATGGTTCTTTGATTATCTTCGGTTACTTGAGAATCGGCTGCAAGAATGCAGCGGTTATCTAATTGAATACCTATCAGCGTAGTCATAGAAAAATTTTACACTTTCTACGGCGTGTCGCAGAAGCGACACACCCATCAGTTTCTACAATATGAGCCGAAGGCGAATAATAGACATTAAAATTAGGCGGGACTTACGCCCGCCCTGAAAGGCTCCTGACCACAGGAGGGAGCCGTATCAAACAATGCTTTTCCGTCTACCAAGGCTGCCAAAATTTAGCCTGCCATCGGTCAAAGCTACTGATTTAAGATTTTTTGGTCCGACACATCAATGCGTCTGCGGTTGTACAGTCTTTGTCTGTTATGTCCAATTTGAGGACTATGAAATATCTTGGTATGCACTCGATGCTGAGTGTGCTAACTGTGGCAACCTTGTAAAAGTACCTTGTCCCGTTGATAAACCGGAGTAAACAAAAGTAAATTGACCTTGAGTTGAGCCGTTTTGTTTTGCTCTCCGGCCCTTCACCCTACCCCCCTGCTGAAAACGTCTCAACACGCCATAAAACCACCCTTAAAAGGGCATAAAAAAAGAACCCCACCGTTTCCGGTGGGGCCTTATTGCCTCGCAGTGGCTAACTACTTTATACCGTATTCCTGCTCAGTTTTATCAGCCCATTTGGCTGCAGGACCAGCAATAGAGCCAATGAGGATAGCATATTCAGGTGCCATATCAGTGGCTAGGGCAATGCCCATAGTTATAGCAGAAGCAAGGACAGCACGAAGATAAGACTTGAATGCAGCCTTAAACTCTTTGCTTTTTAACTTCTTGATTAGTTTATCCATTACGCCTCCTTGGGGCTTGGAATATCTTTCTTCTTTGCTTTCTTAGATACTACAGCCCTTACCTTGCTAAACAAGGTTGGGTGTTTATCTATGAAACCAAACCAGGCAGAAGTGTCATTAGCGTGACTACTCCTAATAGAACAATGTAAATGCTTATTGTGAGGATTACTACCAGTATACTTTCGGTTACCTTCTGCTCTTCGTTCTTTAGACCAGATTTTTCCTTGAAAGATAAGGTAACTAACTCGGATATCTTTTTTAAATTCTTCAAAAATAATTTCACAATCAACCCCATTTTTAGGGTCGTGGGTAAGGTCTACTGCTAGCCCAGTATTGTGGTCCGAATTCGGGGAGGATTTGATATGTGCCGGACTCGGTAACAATCCATCGCTCGCTTTGTTTCTCTTTGGAAACAGTTCCGTCGCCTGACGGAGCACAGCAATTGCAGCAGGCGTGGCTCTCTTGACAACAGTTGTCATTCATTATCTTCTTTCCTGGTAATTATCTCATAGTGAAAAGCATTGGAGTCTTCGGTGCTCCACTTTTTCTTATCCTCAACATCCCACTTATATTCATTAATAATCCTATGTATGAGTGGGTTGCCATACTTAGTAGTATAAGATGGCTCAAATACAAAGATTCTATTATTGGGTTGAATAGCATAATTGCCATCATCTCGTTCAATAACGTGGCCGCACTTGTGTTCATCAGGTGTCTCAGAGTATCCATCATCTAACCTGTTGCTATCTGAGTTATGCCAGTCAAGGGTGAATAGATACTTGCCGTTGACTTTAGTCTTGCTCCTGTCCACATAGTGCAGGCTTAGGTTTGTCAGATTGGCAAACTTGGTTACTGTGATAAATGGGCTGAAAGAGTTCCATAGGACTAGGTTGTATAGGCTTTCCTCTGGCACACCAGGTGTCTTACAGAAAGCATTGATGGGCATACGCCACCATAGCCCGCCATCTTCCATCATAAAGTGAAAGAGTGGGCTTCTATTCTGCACGCTGCTTACCCCGAATATCACGCAAGGAAAGTACTGGTCAAAACTATCCTTCTGATTACGCAGGAAGTTACCCCTGACAAAACAATCTATCGGCGGTATATTTGCATTTAACTCAGGCATTTACTTCCTAATTGCTTCTTTAACTAACTCAGTGAGCAGTTCAACCTTCTCCTCTAGTAAATCAATCTTGTCCTTTAGACTGGAGCCACCATTAGGGCGTAATTCATATAGATAGTGCTTGACTAACCAGCGCACAGCGCCAGCAAAACCAGCAATCACTGTCATTACAGCGACAGCCAATCCCAACCATTCCGTAGGTGTCATCTATACGCTCCGTATCGTTACTAGCAAAGTGCCTCCAAAGCCTGAGAAGCGCTTATCTGTTGGTGTGCGATTAATAAAATCCATTTCTTCTATAAGTCCAATAAAAGATTCGCCGGTTCTAAAGTCTTGTACCACTAAAGTATCGCCAACATTTTCTACTGCCTCTAATTGTTGCATACGATCCCAGGCAGATCCCTCGTAGCCCACTTCTACACCGAACTTATCTGTCTCGTGGTCATAACAAAATACTGGATATTGAATCAACCTCTGGCGAGGCGTTGCTACCAAAGATTTAATCTGATAGCCATTGAATGTTGGGCCAAGTGTGGTATCAGAGGTGGACCTGGTAAAGGTAAACTTAAATCCTAGATACTCCTGAGCTGAGGCAGGATAAGGGATACCGCCCTCTGTGATGGTCTCACCCTGTGAATAAGTTCCGATATTGTATGAATCCCCAGCGGCATCAATAGATTGCAAGCTCAAGCCACCATTGGTAGAGATAAATCTAGGAAAGAGCAACTTGAATATCTTAGGCTCTAAGGTGTTATAGCGGATATAACCAGTCTGCAGATAACCAGATGCAACCTTGACTCCGTATGATTCAATCCATACCCCATCACCTGGAACGCTGAATGCTACGCGATCTGTGCCACCAAGAAAAGCTGTCGAGTTGGTAAGAGTAGTCTCGCCAGAGGCGCATATATCCCAAGCATAGGCAAAGATTAGACTGTTAGTGACCACTGGCTGTGATAGGTCAATACGGACTAGACCTGATTCGCCATCTTGTTTGGTAGATACATAAGCAAACTTATCCCTGAATACCACATCAGTACACTCTGTCTCAAACAGCAGCGGTCCATAAGATACATCACCATCAGTGCCTAAGACCCCTACTCGCACACCTTTACTGGTGCATAGTACCGCGTAGGTACCAAGGTAGGTATCAAAGGTATTGATAATCTCACCTTCTGGTAGATCTATCACTACCGAAGGAACGTTTAATTCTGGGAAACCAAGAGCGTTAGCGTTGGTTAAATCTAAAGTAATCTTATAGATAGATGAGTTCTTACGCAGATGACCACCTACATAGATAGCCTCTGGACCTTCTGAGATAGTGGTCCAAGTCCAGTCAGACTGTGGGTGAGTGTAAAAGGCTGAAGGTAGCGCGCCACCTGCAATATGATTAGGGTCTAATTCGTGTAATTCAGCATTTATTGCGGTGATAACACGTTGCTTAACGTATTTAATTCTAGCGTTGGTTGTAGATGCAGCGTTGTAGGCTATAACACTGCTACCGCTGGTGATATTTCCTCTATGGACTTTGGTTTGATTAACAAACCAGTATCTAGTTCCATCAGTGGTTAGGTCGAAGATAGTTGATGCAGTTCCTGCTTGGGTATAAGTAGATGGGGTAGCAGTATCATTGCTCATCGTAATCTTTTTCAAATCCGAGCCATCTGCTACAACTAGACAATCATTAGTTCCATCATTAGCACCAATGATTATTGGAGTATTAGCGCTAGACAAAGCCCTGACCGTACTATTTAGCAGGGTAGCCTGTCCTTTGGTCCAGATATCTACACCTTTAGACTCAGTGAACTGGAAGCGTAGCGACTCATCTTGTAGTGGTTCAAAGTATTTGATACCAGCACCAAGGTGAAATGATGACTGAGATCGTAACCACCAACCCGTAAGAGTCTGCTCACCAGGTTCTCTAGTCTGATCAATCTGTTGCTTACGATATTGAGCCGTGACCCTACGATAAGGCGTATCATCACTAGCGGCTAAGAAGAATGGTAGGCCAGCGAAAGCTACATCATAAGCCTCTGCAGTAGCCGAGTAACTGGTAGCCCCTGCAGGGTTAGAAAGCACATAAGGAATACCTTCCGTGATGTCGTCGCCATAGGGTGGAACCACTTGTTCTCCTTAGTCTAAAAGTAAATAGGCAGTTTATATAGACAATGCCCAGGTCTGTACTTCCTTATGAGAGTAGTAGTTTTGCTTGCTCTTCAGTGATGCCTAGTTGTGCTAGTACTTGTGCTTTGGCTTCGGCTTTTGCTTGCGCTTCGGCTTCTGCTTCTGCTGCTTTCGCTGCTGAGGCTGCTTGTTCTGCCTCGTATGCAAAAAACTCAGCGTCAGTCATTTCTCTGTCAACGACAGTATCGGTTTCAATGTTATGTATTCTGATGAAGGGTTTACTCATTAGTTGACTCCGTAAAGTTGAATCGTGCCGGCACTAAAATGACCTCCAGTATTAGAAAAAACTAAAGATGTTATTGCATCTGCTGTATTTATGAATCCAGATGAAAATGTACCAGTTCTATTCAAATCATCTCTAACATATCCACCTGTTAAATCAAATCCTTTTTCATTAGATGTTCCTGCATACCGATAAATATTCAATCTAAAAAAGTTTTTTGAGTCTAATCTTCTCATTGCGGCTGCTCCGACTCCGGTACCACTCAAAAATAAATAATCATTTTGTAATTTGCTTAAAGTAGAATCGGTTCCGAAATTGGAAGATTGAGAAGTGATGTTATCAAGAGTGTTTGGAGCACATCTGAATTGTCCTGCTGAAGTATCATTTGTTACTCTAAAAATAAATAAAGTT